GTCACTTTGTTGAGAACGCAAAATTAAGTCCATGAGGCCAAAAACTCGTATGTCCAAGATTTCTTCAACAACTTCTCGTCTATATCTTGGTTTCATCTTCATAAATGGCTCATATGATGTAGAACCTAATATTACAACTTGAATAAATGAACGATAATTTAATTTCATTATATTCTGTTCTAAGTATTTTTGATAATCTACATTACTTGCATCTTGGTTAATAAGTTTACCGTTCTTATAGATTTCAAATAAATTTGGTTTAATACCTCGTCTGATAAGATATTGTTTTGTGCCAACTTCAAATTCTACTTCTACAATTGAATCACCATTATTAATAGTATTGACCATTTGTTCTTTCTTAATAATACGAAATGGTTTATTAAATAATGCAAAGCATAAGGCATCTAATAAAGTAGATTTACCACTACCATTACTACCAACAATTAATGTAGTATGTGCTTTATCTAATTCTACTTCAATAGGTTGATTGCCTGTAGATAAAAAGTTTTTGTATCTTATTTTTTTAAATATAATCATTCAATAACCTTCAAATCAAAACTAATTGATACCCTTTCATCATTACTATAATTAGGTTCAACCCAATGGTCAACATATGATGGCCATAAAGCTAATAACCCGTCTTCTGGTATTAAATTAAAAAAATCTCCATTATTTTTGTTTACCCAAAACTGGTCATTGACAATGCCATTTGTAGGACATCTAAATTGTATTCTACCACAATTTTGTGGTGTTTTTACATAATAAGTTCCTGAAATTGTATCACCTGCGTGTCTGTGCATAATATTAAAACTACCAGGTCTATTAACATTTGCCCACATTTGTGACATTTTAAATTTATCATTAAGACCTAAATTATTTACCATATCAAATATTTTTGATGTAAGTGGAGATAATTCTGTGTGAGTTTCATCTAGTAAATCACTTTGCCAACCGCCTCTATTGGATTTTATTCTACCTTTATTTTTTTCTTTTATAGAATTTATATAACCATATAAATCTTCATTATAATTAACTCTAGTAGGATGTATTTTAAATTCATTAATAATAGTGTACCAAAATGTGGTAGGCCATAATGTAGTAGATTGAATTTCCATTCTATAATCTTTTTTTCTGCCTTTTTGAGTACGCAAATTTAATACTTCACCCATTACTCACTAGCTTCCATATATAATTCTTTTGCAAATGTCTTTAACTTTTGTTTATCTAAATCACTTTCAACCTGGTCAATATAGTTGTTTAAAAAGGTTAATGTATCTTCACCTTGTTCTAATATATCTTCTCTAACTGTGGCCGATAAATCAGTAGGGTCTTCCACAATCTGTAATTCGTGTATATTGATTGTATTATATAATTTTTCAACAAATGAATTATACATATCATCATCTGTTTTATTAGATATAAACAATTTAATATTCTTTTTATCGTACTGTTTAATATCTACTTCATTATAATTTGTTTCTTTATCATTATAGATAATCTTTTCAAACATAGTATTATAATTTCTAATATGTTCTAGTTCTCTTGTATCTGTATCAAAGATATGAAACCCTTTTGGACATCTGTAGTCTGACCATGTCATTTCATATTGCGTGCCCAAATAATAGATACGGCCATCATCTGATTTTTTATGAAAATGTCCAGATAAAACTTTTTCGAATTTTGTAAATTGTGACTTTTCTAGTCCGTGGTCGTTGAAGTGGCCTTTGTGCATCTCAAAGCCTTTGACCTCGAGGTGACCCATGCAAATAATTGAAGTGGAATTATCAATAGCATATATACTGTCATTATAGTTATCATCACAAATCCAAGGAAGCATAAGTACATCCAAGCCATCAAAGCTACACTCAGTCGGCCTAGTATAGATTTTAGCTGTTTTGCTAATGTTGAGATTTTGTAAAGCATTGACTTCATTTGTATTCTTATAATAGGTGTCATGGTTACCTATAATAATGTGTGTATCAATATTTAGTTCATCTAATCTATCCCAAAACTTTTTCTTAAAGTTATGAGCTGTATTATGGTTTATAAACTTTCGTCTGTCAACAACATCACCCAAATGTACAAGAGTGGTTATTCCATTTTCAATAAGATATGGAAAAAATAAATCATCATAGAATTTGTTTTGATATTCTAAAAAAGCAGGCGAATCATTACGACACCCAAAATGGGTATCATTTAATAAAGCTATTTTCATAAGTTTTTGTAATACTCTCTATTGTCAATAAAATGTGGTATATGGTTGTTTACATCATTTTCTATATTTTTTTCAAGTTCAATACATTTATCCCATAATCCATAATCTATTAACTCTTGTTTGGCAATTTTAGGATTCAACATTTTCATTCCTATAAAAATGTGATACCAAAGAGTATTACCTATGGAATAAAAGTTGTTTTGTTTATCGTAAATATAATCAACAACTCTAGGCATTCTATATTTCCATATTTCCATATTTTCTTTTAATTTATCTGGCCATCTTTTTTCACTAGAAGCCTCAACCCAAAAGTCTGTATCATTTCTAGGTGTAATATAATGAGCGACTATAAAATCTCTAATATAATCCCACATAGCCGTCATTTCACCATTATATTTTTTATGTAAAAGTTCACACTCAAATGGCATATCTTCTTTATAATAGTTTTCAATAAAGTGTGTAATCTGTAACATTGTGGCATGAATAGATGTTGCTTCTAATGGTTCAATAAATGCACTAGATAATCCTGTAGAAATAACATTTTTAATCCAAAATTTTTCTAATCTTCCAGCTTCAAACTTAATTTTTCTTTGAACCTCAATTTCATGTCCTAAAACACCCTCAATTTCTTCTTTTGCTTGGTCAAAGTTAATGTAATTATCATCAAAAACATAACCACTGCCCATTCTTTTTTGTGTAGGTATTTGCCACAACCAACCATATTTTTGAGCCCACACATGAGTATAATTTGGTATTGGGTCTGTGTCTTTATGTTTAACATTAAAACTAATTGCACTATTGACAAGTAGATTGTCTTTATAAGATACAAAATTATTTTTTTCAATTTTATTAATTAAGACTTTTGCAAATCCAGAACAATCTACAAATAAATCACCTTCAATTTTTTGACCACTCTTTGTTTTTATAGATGTAACATAACCATTTTCATCTTGTTCAAAATCTTCTACAACATCATCAACATAATTAATTCTATCTTTTAATGTAAGTGCTTTCTTTTTTAAATATTGGCCTACTTTATAAGTATCTAAGTGATAAGCTATTGGTGCAAATCTATAATACTCTCTTAAATCTGGTCGTTGATGTGAAAAATAAAGTTTATTTTCTAACATACATTTAGATTGCATAGTTTTATTATAAGGATAATCTTTAGCTATGTGATAAATTCTATAAAAATCATAATCTTCATGTGGATACAAATATTGATTTTCAAAGTTATCACCTAAAGGTGATGGAAAACTTTTGCCAACAGTATGCCAATCAGTATGTTTAATGCCTATTTTAAAAGTAGATTCTGTTTCTTTTAAAAATTCTTTTTCTGTAATACCAGCCACATTATGAGCCAAATTAATTAAATCATTAAATCGACCTGTGGTACTTTCACCTACACCTATGATAGGTATTTCTTTAGATGCAACTACTGTAATTTTTACATTAGGCCTAGTTTTATTTAAAAAATGATGTGCTGTAGACCAACCAGCAGTTCCGCCGCCGACAATCACAATTCGATTAATTTTCATTTATAAAATATTCCAAAGTTGATTTTGTTTTCTTTTTAGTTTTTTTTTCTTTCTTTTTTGGTTCGTCTATGATGGTGTTTTTTTGTAAAAACTCAGTGAATTGATTTGTAAACTCACGCTCTTCACCTGGTTGTAATGCCATATCATCATAATTAGCTTCCATAATAAGTTTTTGTTTAATTGTTACTTGTTTCTTTTCCTTTTGTATTCTTCGTACAAAAGCATAGTAAATGATTTGTGTAAAATAAGCAAATGGATTATTTGACTTTTCAGGATTGAAGTTATCCAAATATTGTAAACAATTCTCTATACCATCACTAATCATATCATCTCTAAATGTATAGTTAATAAAATTAGGTCTATACGATAAATGATTCGCAATCTTTAAGAAACAACCACCAATGTAATCAGTAACAGGAGGTTTAGGCTTCTTTTTCTTTTCAGCCTCGGCTACAGATTTCTTGTATTCAATCATAGCCGCTAGAAACTCTTTGTTATTTACATAATGTTCTTTTTCAGTTTTTTTATTCATAGTATTCATAATACATCATTACCTCATTTTTGTCAATGCTGGTTTGAATCTATCCTACGCTTGACTCTTGCCATTTTTTGCGTATAATAGCGGTGTCCGCCTTTAAGAAACAGATACCTTTAGGGTTAATGAAAGGTCGGTTCATCATCATCAAATTGTTCAAATATCTTATTAATATCTTTATTTTCATCATCTGTAGCTTCTTGTCTTTCGTAATTTAATTGTTTTCGGGCAGGAACTTTTTCCACAATATTATAATCTCTAATTATATTCACATAAGACCTTTTCATTTCTTCGGTGGCATTTGTGATTGTCATTATCTTTCTTTTAGGTATAGTAATAACTTCATCTGGTGTATAAGCTGCCCATTTAATCAATGCCACATAATCTCTAAAACCTTCTGGTGTTAATTGAGGAA